TTCCTCCATATTGTATATTTAACTTATAAATGATACAATATGTTATGTAAATGCATATTGTATCAATAACCAGGATTAAGGTTGCCGCCTTCCTGGTTATTTTTATTTTACCCTCTCTTGCTATGATTAGCAATTTATTTCTGTTTTTCTGCTTTCCACTAGTTAACTAAAGCCCTTTTTAGTGAATTTCTTCATTGCCAATATCCATCAGATCATTATACTGTTCCTCAGTAATCCTGCCCGTGGCGAAGAAAATGTCAATCTTATTCTTCAGATCTTCTGTCAGACCGTTTCTTTCCTTTAATTTTTTCAGTGTCTTGTATAACATAATCATACCTCCAATTCTGCAAGTGCTACTGCGTACTCACTGTTCACATAGGCTTCTGCGCTCTGGATGTCAATATCCTGCGCCTTAGCATCCATGTCGTAGATGTAGTCTCTAGTGTCTCCTAACTGCTGTTTTACATAGTTCCATCCATTAGCCATGCTAATCGGATAGTTAAATACTGTATATCCGTCTAACTGCTCTGAATTGACGCTGATGTTTGTTACTGGATAATAGGTTACAAGTTCTTTTAATGCCTGTGTCTGTTCTGGTGTGAGGTCGGTTTCTTGTTGCTCTAATAATTGATAAATCACATCAAAATCAATACTCAGCTCCTTTAATTCTTGCGCGGTATATAATTCATTATTTGGTTTTTTTATATTTTTTATATATATAGATGTGCCTGATGCACATGTTGTCCAACTGCTCCATTCAAATGTTGAAAATATGCACTCTTTACTACCATCTTTATACGCAGGAGTATGAGGTCTGACAACTAATCGATATTCTTCATTAATCTCCCCGTTTTTTGTATTAAGTGTTTCCCTTCCACACATTCTAACTACTTTCCCACGCTCCACATCCACATAATCCGCAACATACTGCTGACCGTCAATTATGACGTTGCCACCAGATGCTACTGGGATGGCGTTGAGAGTGTAGGGGAGCTGGACGGATTGCTCGGTGTATGGCTCGTAAGCTGTAGCTTCTGAACCCATTTCCAACTGGACATCATATGCTTTATCTCCCGCAACGCTTTCATATAAAATAAAGCCTATTTTTTCTACATCTCTTTCGGGAACAAAATTAACAAAATTCTTGTTTGTAAAAATAATGTTATTGCTTTCACCATTCGTGTATCTTAAACATACAAATTTAGGACTTGAAATACTAACTGTGGTTTTTAATGAAAATGTATAAGCATTATTCGCTTTTAAAAGCAACGGTCTGGCGCCAATAGAACTACTTGTTATGTCTACTTGCATAGTATCTGCTGTTGCTATATATGTTCCATTTTTTTGTTCGACGTTTCCTAATGATAATGTTTTAAAATTATCCCATAAATTTTTTCCACACACCTTCATAGTCGGATTCACCACTCTTTTTATCTCCTGCGGATAATCCGGTGATGGGGATTGCTGACCTCCAACATAGGGTTCATATATTGGTTCATTTCCAATACCTAAACATATTTTTGATACATCTAAACCGGGTTCTAAAAGATTCTGTACATATTTAGCATCAATAGTTAATGTACGTGTCGATATAGTAGTATCTTTGTCTAGTCCGAACCACTCACTTTTTGTTTTGTCCGCATTAAAAAAACGGAAGTTACCGCCACTGAATTTTGTTCCATCTGTAATTGCAAAAACTTTTGTTTCTTTTGGAATCGAAACTTCTACATATTCTTGAAACTTAGTGTCTGGTGGAAACAAATTTACACCTTTATACTGTTTCTGTTCACTCCGTCCATACAGCATCATATCCATGATTTTGCCATTGTCAGAATCGGCAAGATGAGTTTCACCCTGATTCGATGCATAGAACTTTGTGATTTTGTTGGATAAATCTTCCTTTAGCGAACCAATATCCTCTTTATTGGTCGCAACCTGCTCCCGATCGGCTGTGAACGCTTCTGCTACTGCCTGCATCTTACCCAGCTGCTCGCTTCCGGCTGTCTGAATGTCCTGTACAGCCTTTTCGCCGGAAGCTGTAAGGTCTGTCTTGAGCTGTGTCCCAGTTTCAATCTTTTCGCCAAGAGAAGTGTCCAATGCACCCGCTTGCTTCACAGTCGCGCTCAAAGTCTCCTGCATTTCACCGGCAGTCTTCGCGGATCCGTCCAAAGCTGTCTTGGCTTCACCAGCTTTCTGTGTGGACGTATCCAGCTCTGTCTTTGCAGTTCTCGCCAGCTCCACCGACTTGTCCAGTGCTGTCTTAGTGTCACTAGCAGTATGCATAGACTCGTCCAGTTCTTTCTTGGAAACACCAGCATTTATAATGGTCTGTTCGAGTTCTCCCTTGGACTCTGTAGTCTGATTTTGAATCCGTTGGATCTCACCATCAGTGTGAGTAGTAAGCTTGCCTACAGAGGTCTCTTCCTGATTCTGGATAGCTTCGATTGCTTCCTGCTTTTTCTCTCCGACTTTCCTAAGAGCATCTTCCTTGGTCTTTTCTGCTGTAACTGCACTATCCGATGCACTAGCAGCATACTTACCGGCTTCTGTCGCACTTTCCTTTGCATTCTGCTCTGCCATCTTCGCTCGTTCAGCAGATGCATTGACCGCTACTACTGTCTCCCTAAAGAGATCCGGATCCGTCTCTGGATCTTCTGTCGGAGAGGTTGGCTTACTACGTACCCTGACCGGGATTGTAATTTCATATTTGGTGTTTCCTGAAATCTCATCTGTCAGATAGATATAAGCATAAATCCGGTAATTACTTGTCGCACTGTGTGTCAGTAATTCATCCGGAATCTTTACCTCTGTAACTCCGTCTACCGTCGTGCCGACTCTGGATAATGTCTCTCCTAATTTCTCGTCCAGCGAAAACTGCACTTCCACTGCCGGTGGAAGCTCCGGACCTGTGATCCGGAGCACCTGACCGTAATCATACTGCCATATCCCCAGCGTGGATGCGTATCTGGAATCTAATTTTACAGATACGATATTGTCCATACTACTGCTCCTCTGTTACAAGTTCTTCTGTTCCGGAATCAATCAGGATCTCTTTTACCTTGTCCTTTAAAAGTCTCGGTACCTGTGAATAAGTTTTCTTTCCTAACATAATCTGCTGTGCCCATAACATTGCCATCATTTCTTTTCCTCCTGAAATTTGTAATAATATGAATAAAAATAAAATGGTTAATACAATTATCGTTTTACTGATATACCATTTCAGACATTTCCAAAATGCATCCTTCGAGCATTTCATTTTTCTCCTCCGCTTTTTTAAGTCGTGCCTCCAGAGCTGCTATCCGGCTGTCCGGATCTTCTCCTTCCCGGTACATCAGCACACCAAGGATGCCGGCCGTGTACTTCACGATTGCATCAAGCTTGGTGTAGTTCTCATATACTGCATCTGTGGATCCACGCTCACTTACGGTCATTTTCTTGGTTGTCATCGTATCGGAAAATAATGTCTTCAGCTGATCCTCAGATGCTGAAATCGTCTTGATCAGAAGTCCTCCATCCGTCTGCGTAGCGATCTGCTGGATCTGCAGCTCCTGCGCATCGTTAAATGTAATTTTCATCTTCTTCACCTACTTCCATCTTGCCTGAATGTAAAAGTTTGTAGACACATTGAAGGTCCCTGTTCGGTTTGCAGTTATAATAAATTTTATAAACGGATATCCGCTTTCCACAAAGGCATTTACTATATTTACGTTTGGAAGACCATCATTCCCCTTCCTATCGATTGTGGCAAGAATCTGATCGATTTTCGTAACCTTTAAAGGCATGTTTATTGGATACCATACGATTTCGTCTGAATAATATATTCCATTCGCACTTGAACGTGACACGGTAAATGTATCGACGTTTCCGCCAATTCTCCATATCTCCACAGATCCATTGCTCCACTTTCGATATTTCCACTGGTTTTCTCCGGTATCTTTCGGAGAGCACTCTTTTTCTTCCAGCACA